TATCTGTATTTTCTTTTAGCGTGCAAAGTGAATTTAAACTTCTTTTCTTAAGCTCGGATAAAAAATCGGTAAAATTACTATTGTCTTCACCTTCTCCGTAAACAGCATACTCTCTTAAAATTAGCTTTTGTTCTGGGTTTAGATCTTTATAGCTATTATTGATTTTTTCTGTCATGATTTTTACGACAAGATTATCGGCATTATCATCAGTCATTTGAGATATATCTTGATGATCAGCTTTTTCATTTAGCATAAACTCGATTAACCGCTGCTCATTCATAATTTGCTGCGCAAGGTTTGACCTATCACCTTTTTTCCAATGGCTAATTGCTGTCCCTACTGTTGCAAACTCTTTATAGTTGGGCACTTTTCTTTTAAAGAAATCCTTATCCTTTACAATTTTGTTGATTTCTGATATAAGCTTTGATTTTTCAACATAAAGCTTTTCATAGTCAATGTTTTTAATTGCATTTTTAGCCTCAGTTAAAATACCAGCAGCAACTGATGATTCTTTAACTGTTGTGTTCATAATTGCATTAAAGATTCTAAACTCTGAATATATCTCTGTTCCTGGTGCAAATCTTTTCTTCATTAGATCCAATGACAAGTTTGCCTTTTTCTGGTTTCCTTCGACAAGAGATGAAGAAATACTTCTTAGGAGAAGCTCGTAGACTAAACCTATATTTCTTTTTTTGTTGTGTGTAGATTTCATAAAATAATCTCCTAATCTATTTATTATTAATTATGTCTGAGCTTGCTGTTTTTAATATTTTATCGATTTTATTTGTAAAGTCTTTTTTCTCGTCGATATTGTCATTCCATTCTTTAAATCGACTATCGAGGTATTTGTTTAGCTCTTCATCAGATGCCCTGACTCGCTTAGATCAGATTTGGAACCAAAGGGTTTGGATGCACCACTTCTATCTTTTTTGCCAATGTTTGTATGAGCTGCCAGATTTACACCACCTGTTGAGTCCATTTTCCCACTATTTTTTTGTCGATACTTCTTTTTCTTTTTATTTAAGTGGTCTTTTTTCTCTTCGTCATCAGCGTTTTTATAATCAATCTCGCTTAATATCTTAGGGGCTGACTTTATATTTAAACTCTTAAGAATATTATTGACATTGCTTTGTGCCTTAATAGGAGTTGAATCATCGTTTATTTTAAATTTAATCCTATCCTTTTCTTTTAAAAAACTTCCAGGTCTTTTGACAGACGCGTTTTCAGCTGAAGGAGCTGCAGGAGGCTCAGCGGGAGCTGCATCTGGAACGTCAGGTGAGTCAGGGACGGCAGCACCTCCGCCTCCAGAGTCACCTCCAAATAAAGAGTCTAAGCCGCCGCCTCCTCCGGAGTCAAATGAAGACCCGAAGTCTCCTGCAAGATCTTCACCTGGTTCTGCTCCTTCATTTTCTTGAGCTGGAAGTTGTGTTGATTCAAGCTTAAGGTCGTAAAGCCTGTCTTCTACAAGACCTTTTTTAATATCTTCTATTTCTTGATCTGTTAGTTTTAAAATATTTTTTCTAACCCATGTTTTATCAACCATTCCGTCAGGAATAGAACCAATTGTATCAAACCTTGTTCTATAAATCTCTAGTTTTTGTTGCTGTGCAATCGTCGAAGGAATAGAAAGCTTTAAAGAAAAGTCAACTAAATCGTCGTCAGAAAAACCATGACAATAAAGATGAACAATTGCTAGCTTGTTAAGTTCAGAGATAACAGTTCTTTGTATTCTTGAAATAGTTCTGCTAAATCTTATATCTTCTTGCGACAGGGTTGCCTTAGAGCCTAATCCTTCATCATATCCTAAATAAGCCTTTGGTATCTTAATGGCAGAAAAAAGTTTTTTCTGGATGTATTCTACGTCTTCTATTGCAGTAGCATTTGTACCGCCAGAAAGTGTATCGATTCTGGTTCCTGACTCACCTCCTCTGACAGGAATAAAATAGTCTTCATCAACAGAGAGCGGATTGTATCTTAAGTCCACCCTTCCGGTTGTTTTGTCAACAACCTGGGACTTTTTAAGTGTTGCCTGAGCCTGCTCCATAAAATTAGGAATGTCCTCAGCGGGTACGTTTCCTACATCAATGTAAAATACTCGTCTATCTGGAGATCTAACAACACGATAGACAAGCATTGCATCTTCAACAAGAATTAACTGTCTCCAAATTCTTCTTGCAGATTCAAGAACTGAGGAGCCATAAGGAAGAAAGGCATCGTTTCCAAGAAGCCTAAAATGACTTACCTGCCAGCTTTCTAAAACCTGGTTCCCTTGTGTTACCCATCTAAATCTATACGCGAGAGGATTATCTGGATCGTACCCTTCCTCTCTTTCAATTTCTGATACTGGAATCGGGTAAGCGTTAATAACTCCAGTTTCTGGATCTACATCATTGAAAAGAAAAAAGTCACCGTATTTACAAAGGTTTCTTACCCACGATGTTAAGTTAAAATCAATATTAAGTGTGTCAATAAAAAGATCTTCAAGTATTTCCTGGATTCTTTGGTTGTCAGAAAATATATGAAGTATGCTTCCAGTCTCGTCTGGTGAAGCTACTTCTTCAGAGTATATATCAAGAGCACTAGACAGCTCTGGTGTGTATTCCATCTCGCTAAAATCAGAATACCTTGCCAATCTATCGTAAGTCCCATAAGCTGACATAGCAGCACTATATACAGTGCTCTGTGTTTTTCTAAATAAGTCAAAAGACGATGTGTTTGTTTTCGGGCTTACTTTTTTGACTTTCCTTTTAACTACGGGGCCGCCACTAAAAAGCTGCGTAAGCCTCCTAAAAAGATTATTATTTTGTTCCGACATTTATTCTCCTTTTAAAATAACCACCAATAGTCAGATGTGTTTATTCCTTTATTTTTAATATCTTCGGGTCGCAAGTTAAGGTTTCTTTTACCAGCACTATTCTTACTTGATATTTCCTGTGCTGACTTTGAATATCTATCATGCTGATACTGTCTTGAGTTGACACTCATACCTGCGAGCATTGCAGCATTTATGTCCTGCCCTGTACCAATGTTTCCATATTCTGTGTCCATAATATATGAACCAATTGCCAGTGACATAACTAAATCGTCGTTATATCCGTTCATAGCCTGTGCTTTGTTTCCTTTCCAGACAAACCTTTTTGACTCATCGTAAAACCTCGATGAATAGACCTTTATGTTTTTTGTTCTAATCAACTCTTCTAGTTTTGTTAATATGATGCCTTTTGTTTTTTGGTTTGTATTAAAACCAGCATCCTCAACATTGAAACTTGTATTGTAGTTTATTATAGACGCTTTTTTCTTCTTTTTTAAATAAACGTTTGAATACCCTAAATCTCTTATTTTCATAAGAGTGGCATATCCGTAGTTGTTATTTTCAGGAGCAATAACTGCATTGTTATATCTTTTTGCCCAATCAACAAGAATCTGACCTAGCTCGTCAGGAGCAAGCTTTCCTTTAAATTCTGCAACCACTTCTCTGTTTCCTACGTCAAAAACGTGAAAAGTAGAAAAGTCTTTTGAGTCACCTCTTGAAACGTCTGCAGATATTAAATACTTAGATTCATTTAAGGGATATCTCCAAATCCAAATATCAGCACTTGGTCCAGTTCTTTCAATTGGATCCTTCACCATTGACTTAAGCCAGTCAAAATCTTCTGCTCCAATAAGGGTTTCACCAGAAGAAATAAAGTCGCATAGAAACTCTTGAGCTATTTGACGCTTTGTCATGTTGGCGGTCATCTTTTCAAACCAGTCATCGTCAGTATCTGGGTTAACAGTCCACGGAAGCTTTATTGAATTAAATTCATTAAGGCCCTCTTCAGCATCTGTGTACAGCTTATAATATTGACCACCAACACCATTGGGAGTTGACAAAACAATCGCACGACCTCCCGTGGTCAACGTAGGGTATATACCTGTCCAGATGGTGTCAAAGTTTCTTACAAAAGCAGCTTCATCTACAATTAAAAGTGAAAGTGCCTCAGATCTACCAGCATCATCTGATGTTGGAATAGCTTTGATAGATGATCCGTGACTAAATTCAATTAACTGTTTGTTATTTGTTACAGTTTCTACGATAATCATCCATTTTGGCAAATATGAAAGTATTGTCTTTACTTTGTTAATAAAGTTTTGAGCAACATCAAGTTTTGTTGCAATAACCAACACTCTTTTATCTTTTTGGAAAAGTGTCAGCCACACAGAATAGGCAGCAGTTAGCGTAGACAGCCCTAACTGCCGGGATTTGAGAATAATATTAAAACGATTATCAATAAATGCTTTTACACAGTCGTCTTGAAACGGATACGTTTTAAATGGTATTGTACCTCGCGTCATATGCTGGATCTTGCAATAGTTGTTAAAAAAATAAACAGGATCTTTACCGCACTTTATTATCTCAGATATCTGTGAGTTTTTATTTTTCATTTAGGCTCACATACTAGTGTCATTCTAAATATTGTATCTGAAGGTACTCCGTCGGGTCTAAACACAACAGGTTGAACAAAGTCTGAGCAGTCAATTTCTTTTAATTTGTAATTACATCCGCACTGTTTATTAAGAGCTTCTTCAATATTTTTAACATGAGCCAGCAGCTTCTTTTTTGACATTTCTCTTTCCATGTCAACTTGTCGCCTATGTGTTGTTCTAT